CTTAAAGTTATGAACATTCCTACAGATATGGAATTAAGAGCTATAATGAGTAGGGTATATGGTGTAGTTAGAAATGTAGTATCAAAACATTGGGTTGCTACTGAATTTATGATACATGCTACTAGAGGGCAAAAAGGATCGTTGTTAGCTAAAATATTAAGTAGTCCTGAAGTTACATCTTTCATTGCTGATAGTTTAAAAAACCCTCGTCTTATTACTAGGGATAGAATAACAAGAATAAATGCTCTTATGCCTAAAGTTTTTCACGAAGCAACTGTAGAAGATGCTACTTATACAGACAACCCTAATTATTATGATGATATAGACCTGTTAAACGAATCAGGACAACCAATTAGACCGGGAACTATGGTTCCTAAAAATGGAGTTTATGGAGGTGTGCCCACTATGAATATGGGAGGCAAAGTTTCTATAAGCCAACAAATGAACAACCTAAACTTCCAACAATAACTTATAAAGGAGTAAAATAATGGAAGAAGTAAGCACAATGACGTACATAATGAGTAACTGGCAAGCATGGTTAGCAGCAGCTACAAGTGTAGTGGGTTCTATGGCTATAGTTGCTACACTCACACCTAATAAATCTGATGATAAAATAGTACAAAAAGTACTAAGTATTATTAATTTTATAGGAGCTAACGTAGGAAAGGCTAAAAACAACGATGGCTAATCCTTATGAAGAAAAAAACAAAAGCAACGACAACAAAAGTACAGTGTCTAATATAGGGGGGGCAACATCCTCTCCAACACCTGTAACTGATGCAATGAACATGGATTCTTTACGTAAACCTTTGCAAACTTTTGACAATACAAACCAACCTGTTAAAATGTATGATGGTGGAATGGTTAAAAAATATGCTAGAGGTGGTGGTACAAGACCAGTTAGGAGATAGATTATGGTGGATAACCCTAGAGGAACAGGACCAAGAGCTAGTCCTATGCCTAGTAGAAGAATGAAAATGGAAAGAATGCCGAATAGACCGTCAATGGTAGACACTGGTAGTCAAAGATTAGGAATGCAAAGACAATCCCCTATGGTTTATAGAATTAGTTTTTCTAAAGAAGGAGTAAGTGTACAAGATCCTAATGGGGAAGTACTAAATGACAAGGAAGCTTTTACAGTTGCTGACGTAGCTTCTAAACAATTAAACAACTCTGCACAGGAAAATAGACAAGGCATGAGGCAGGATGGAATGCAAGGCAATCCTGTACCTCCTCCCGGAAAAGTAGACGTAACTATGATGCAAGGCCCTAGAAGGCCTGAAATTAATTACACTGAAGGAAGGGGTATACCTTCTACTAGAGATGCTGTTATGAAAACATCTCCTCTTCAAGCTTCTCCACAATTTAGGGAAGGTCCTGAAATGAGACTTGCTCCTAAAGTAGAAGATGTTGAGCTTCCAAAATTACGTAGGAAAAAAGGAGGCAAGGCAAAAAGGATGATGTACGGAGGTAAGATGAAGAAGTATGCTAAAGGTGGAGGTATTCGTAAAGCTAAGTACTCTTAGTGCAGGATTTTATAAATATCTCTCTCTATCTTAGAACTGTGTGTGGACAAGTACTCTAACAAAGACACAAAGATTTCAGTATTCTCATACTGTTTATTCCACTTGTCCATCACGTCTTTGAACTCTTCTGGCTTTATATTACTATGCTCTACAGAGATGTGTCCGGCAGATGTAAGTTTAACAGAAAAGTTAAATAATAAACTGCTTTCATTATCTGTCATTTAACCTGCCTAATCTGTGAAATAAGTTTAGAAGCTTTTCTTCTACCTCTTTATTAGGAGGAGATGCATATTTTATATAATAAGATATAACTTTTCTTATTAACCCAGCATCCTCTGGAGCTATTATAGGTCTAGCACATTTCATTATATATCCACCAACTCACACACTCCAGCTGTACAAGCTAACTCCTGTGATCCCTTCGTATTATCTTCCTTCTCAAAGTCTTGTAACTTTTGCCACTCTATTGAAGAGGGCATTTTTTTTGTCAACTTTTCATAGGTAGCTTTATCTATATCTTGATAAGGAGCCTGTTGGTACGTGTGGTCGGAAAAAGGGAGAAAGGAAACACCACTAAGGTAGCTAAAATTTTCCCAACACCAAGCACCAACAGGAACCCACTCTTCCTCTTTAACAGATATTGTTACAGAGGGTTTATGCTCACACCAATGCTGTGCATAGATTTTCCATAACTCTAGCTGTTCAATAGCAGTCATGTCGTCTCTACATACAGAACCTTTAGGGGCTTTCATTGGAAATGAGAATACGGTTGTATGTTCTGGTTTCATAACATCTGGTTCATTTGGTATTCCAGAGTCAATTAAAAATTCTGTAAGAGGGTCTTTATTATCTCCTCGTACTGTTCGTATGTAATAAGGGTTGTGTCTTGCATGTATACCACTAGCACTGTCTACTAATTGACTAACAGTACCAGAAGGTTTAACACAAGTAATAGCTGTGCTTTGATTTATACCAAACTTATCTGCCCAGTATTTATTAGCTTCTACAGCAACTACTCTTAAAGTTTGTAATCGTTTCTCTAGACCTTTCTCTTTACCATTTAACATAGGGCTATCCATAATACCTGTAAGAGACACTCCAAGTAACCTTTCCTCTTCAGTATTATCCTGCCACCTTTTTCTTAAATAACCAAAGTTAGTAAAGGTAGACTGTATAGTACCTAACAAGGTAGCAATTTGTACCTTTCTTGTAAGAGAAGCCATACTATCTGTAGACCGTACAACTATTTCTGTAAGATTACAGAATTGATTAGGTCGTAGTATAATTTCACTACAAGGATTAGTACCAAAATCCCAACTAGCATCTCTTCTACCATTCTCAGCAGCTTTCTCCTGTGCAGAAGCTCTACTAAATATACCTCTTTCCCCTGATTTGCTCTCATATAAAGACAGCCATTCTTTCATAAAGATACCTGCATCAGGCTTCTCTGTATAAGCAACAGAGTTATTAGCCAATGCTCTCTCTGGATTTGTCTCCCACCAAGCACCTGATTTTGCAGCACGTACTCTTTGGTCGGACAAATTAGATAAAGATATAAGGGCTGATCTACGTACACCACCTACAACTACAACCTCACCTGTCTTACATACTATATCATGACATTCCATAGAGGAAAGCTTTCTGCCTTTAGCACTCTTAAACTTCTCTACAGTAAAATCAAACAAATCTACTAGAGGTTGAGGGCCACTAGCCCTGCCTCCAAATGTTTTTAATCTTGTGCCCACAGCCCGTACCTTTGACACATTAATCTTAGGAACTCTTCCTGTATACAAGTAAGATACCAAATCTCTAAAAGCTTTTGCCCAACCTTCTTTAGAATCAACTACAGCAATAACATCTTCTGTTTTTTCAAATTCTACATCAGGTACAGTAGGAAGTTTATCAACGTACTGTCTCTCTACAGAGAATCCTACACCTGTGCCATTCATGAGTATGTATAGTATCTCATCAAAAGCTCTTGGGCTGTCTATCGGTACATATGAACAGTTGTATCCTGCAATGTTTTCTCTCTCTAAAGCTTTGCCGGCTGTCATAAGTGCTCTCATACTAGGCATGACCTCTAAAGATAGTATAGCTTCTTCTATGTCCTCCCAAGACTTTTCATCAACACCCTCTACATTCTTACGAAAAAAGGAAACAAGTCTTTCTACAGTCTCTCCCCAATTCTCTCTTCTATTTTCATTCTCTAACCATCTAGAGTAACGAGACATATGTATAAATGCCTGATACTCTGTTGGTAAGTAATTGCCTCCCATTAATGATGCCATCTAATTCTCTCCATATTCTAATTCTAATATTAACTCTGCATAGTGTATAATTTTTTTTATGTCCTCAGCACCATTTTTATTTCTATGCCGAGAAACATATTTTACAATGTTTCCTTCAAGGAAGTCAAGATTATTTTTAGAAATATATTCAATAGGCATAATCTTAAAATCTTTATAATGACTACCTCCTACTTGAACTTTTGTTGCTTTAGATCCTTTTAACATTTTTATTTCCATGTTTCTTTTATCCTCTTTTCTCATTCTAACCATGTACTGTTCGTGTGTTTCTCTCTGTGAATTACTACTTATCATTATTAAAATCCAAAACAGTTATGTTATCCTTGCTGTACATCTTTTCTTTTACTTCTGGTTTTATAATTTCTACATCTTTAAATATTGCAGACTGCCCATGAGTAATGATATTTTCAGTCTGTGTTTCTAGCATAGCCATAAAACCTCGTAACAAAGTGTAAGCTGTAGTTACACCATGTTCTTCTGTAGTATCATAAGACATAAGGTCTATCATACCATCCTCTGTATCTTGCATTATTATACAAAGAGAGTCCTTTGGCAAGTTGTCTTTGTAACTCTCAAACTTAGTTTTATTTTCTCCTGTTATCATTTTAACCAATCCTTTGGTATAAACCCTTGACACCATTTATAATCATGTCTATCACACCATCCTCCATAGGTAGTCTTTGATCCTTTGTACAGCTTGTTATTAGCATTCATAAACAAAAACCGTAAGTCTAGATCAGGATGTTGTTTTTTAATCAGCAGGTGCTTTCCTCTATCTGAGGATGTAAACAAACCTTTTACTTCTATAAAAAAATCTTGTTCTTTTAAATAAAAGTCAGGAGTGTATGTACTGTGTCTTATATAAGCAAAAACATCTTTCTCATAAGAGAAAGGTACTTTGTTTCTAGCTAATTGATTAGCTATATCTAATTCAAAATTAGACCGGTATCCATGTGCTCGTTTCATTCAATTCTTTTCCTTATCTTTTGGTAAGTAGACCATGTAGAATGAGCCACATTTAGGACAGGACAGGTTTGTAGACATACAGTAGTCTTCCTCTTCTTCTTCCATATCATGATCTCCTCCCCAAACTACTTCTGTATTACAATGCCAACAGTTCATTCTTCTGATCTTCTTAATTTTATATCTTTTGGAGGAAAGGCATCAAACAAAGTTCCAGACTGCTCTACAGCAAACTCAAATATTCTAGGAGAGTTCTTCTTTAATTTCTCTAGCTGTTCTGTCCACTCTGACATGTAGAAACATACAAGTGCCCCTTTATTTAAAATCTTTTGTATTTTATGTAAATCAGAAGAGAGAAGAGCTATCTTTTTATCATAATCAAAATCATCCCACAAGCCTCCTTCATAGAAACTTTTACAAGACCTAATAGGTATAGCAGAAAAGTTATTCCTCAACTCTAGATCGGA